AATCTGATTGCCCCGCAAACAAATGGAAAAAACTAGAAAAAGTGGAAGTATAGTAGAGTTATCTTATGTGACTACTATATTAGGTCCTAATGATAAGGTACTTAAACGTAAGGTTAGGGCTAAACTTACTTGTGATGTAGATGATATTAAGGTAGTAGATTATTGCTTTAATAATAAAGGAGAACTTGATCCTTCACAATGCAAGATTTATCATGAGCCGTTGGGATGGATGATTATAGATGCACCTTATGAGAAGTTGCATGAATTAAAGATGACTGGAAATATAGCTGTAGCTGGTTTTCAGCAAAAGAAAGAAAGAAATAAAACAATTAAAAACTTCAATAAATATGGAAGAAACTACCAACTTGGCTCATGATTTAATGCGTCAATACTTTAAGGCTTATGAAGGGTTCATTCTTTGTGAGTATGTAGAAACAGTAAAATCCTCTGGAGGAGTATTTCTTGCTTCACCAGAAAAATCAATTGGACATCCTATTGTATCAGTTGGTCCTAAAGTAGAGGATTTGAAGGAAGGGGACTGGGTTGTACTTCAACCTAATACACAAATTAATACGTTTAATTTGTTTGAAAGAAAGTGGTTTTATGTAAGGACGTTTGATGTTATGTCTACTGTAGATCCTGCGTATTTAAAAGCAGATGAGGATTTTAAGAAGAACAAGGCAGTTCAAACTAAGTCTAATTTACTTGTGTCATAATGACTATTCCAAATGTAAAAATTTCTGCTAAAAAGAAGCAGTCTCCTTTAGCAGGGACACTTGTTTCTAAATTACTTCTTGCTGCAGCACAAATACATGTGTTTCATTTAATAACTCCTTCATATGCTGCACATAAAGCATTGAATGAGTTGTATGATGTATTGCCAAATTTAGCTGACTCTTTGGCAGAATCTATGCAACAAGATGAAATTTTGTCAGGATACAGTCAGAGTATTACTTTATCTGATTCATTAAATCCAGTTGCTTATATAACAGAATTGAGAGATTATGTAACTTCAATAAGAGCGGAAGTTTCTACTGAAAGTTATGTACAGAATCAAATTGATTCTATTGTAGAAGTATTGAATAATACACTTTATAAACTTAAAAAGTTATCATAATGATGGATATGTTTAAAACAATAAAAGATAAAGAGTCACATTTTTTTAATGTGATGAGTACCAATAGAAAATTTTCTTCTGAAGAAAAAAAAGAACCTTTCTTTAATAAGAAATTTGTAATTTTTCCAATTACGGATGAAATTGTAACATTTGATTATTGTTTTGATGATACTGTTAAATCAACATGGTTGAGAAAAGAAGAATATGATTTAATAAATCATACTGTAAAAGAATATGGGAAAACTGGAACTTTTAAAGATATTACTTGTATGTGGTATGTTCCAGGAACTACTGGTGAAAAAGATGGTTATGAACTATATGTAATGGGAGTATCAAAAAATTAAAAATAATGGCTAAAAATTTAGTAAATAAGGATAAGTTCAAAGTTATTTTAGAATTGTATTCTAATAGTCAAATAACATTTGATCAAGCCTGTCTTTTATTAGAAGATAGTGTAGAAACAATTATTTGGTCTTACGCACCAATAGATAAAACAAGTTCATTTACATCAATTAATCCTAATGAGTATGGCGAAGACCAAACCAATGAAGCCTAGAAAAGGTACAAAATGCTAAAGGCTCAATGTCGTATAAAGGTAGTACCTTAGAATTTGGCTCTAAGTGTGGTAGTTCGAATCTATCCATCTCAACTAAATAATTATATTTTGATATGAAAATTAATGATTTTGCAAAATTTATTACTGAGTTTGAAGGTAAGAAAAAACAAGTAAATATTGGACAAGTACTTGAAGTACTAAAGGTTATCAATAAATTAACAGCAGGAGCATTCTATAAATTAATTAGGACTCTATGAAAGTAATTGAATCTTGGGATATAGATGCTAATTTTTGGGAAGCGAATATTCAGTTTAAGGCTATTATGCCCTTTAAAAAAGTGTTTGATGCTGACAAATCCAAGCATAAAGTGGATTCTTCACGGTTAATGTGGGGTTTATCCTACTTATTAGACTTTGATTCTAAATACAGACAATTACCTTTTGAAGAAAGAAAATCTTTGATTGCCAAAGATATTTTTAATAAATCTGATTTTGATTGGAGTACAGTAAATGAATTGATTACTTCGTGGGATATGTTTAAATCTGTAGCACAAAGACAATTAATGGAGTGGGAAAGATTTATGAATGAAAAAACAGTTTTTATGAGTAACCTTAAATTTGATAATTTTGAAACTGGTAAGGAAATAGAAAAATTACTTTTAAGTAATACAGCTTTGTATGAAGCTTATGAAAAAATAAAAGCTAAATTAGCTCAAGAAGATGACTCAGTAATACTTAAAGGTGGAGCAAGAGAATCAATATTAGAATCTGGAGAAATATAATGTTTGTAACTTTTGATAATATACAAGATTTTGCTCAAAAAGATATACCGAGTCTTCACCCTCTATCTTTAGATTATAAGTCTTATTGGCAATCTGAAACTCGTAAAATAATAGAGGGTGTTTGGAAAGATGGAGTATGGTGTCCTCCACAATTATATCATTATCTTAATTTTGCTGTTATTACAATGGGTGAAAAAAAAGATAGGTATAAAGCAAGACCATTTAATTTAGATTATGTTTGGGATTTAGCTTATTATTGGATTGAAGCTAGGGGCTTATCTGGATTTAAAGATGATGAAGAATTTAGTTCAAATTTGTTATTGAAAGATAATAAATTAACTGAAGATGAATTTAAAAAGAAATATCCAGAGAGTGATTCAGATTATGCAGATATGTATTTTAAAGGACAGCTTAAAAAGTTTGTTCCTATAAGAAGTTATCTTAGAAAAAAACATACTAAGGATTTAGGTAAACCTTTATATGACAATCAAGCTAAAAATTTATTGTGTCTTGGACCACGCGGATGGGGTAAATCATTTTGGGCAGCCAACTTAGCAGCTCATGAATTTACAACTGATGGTAGAAGAGAATATAAACCAAATGAAAAAGTAACAAATGTAGCAGAAATATTATTATCAGCTTATTCATCTACATATGTAAATGATTTGATTGCTAAGGTACAAGATATACTTAATAATTATCCTGGTGGTATAGAAATAAATGGTGTTTATTACCCAGCACCCCTTTCTAAAAATATAACAGGTACTTGGGCGATGGGTAAAAAAGCAGCTAATTTCTACCAAAAGAAAATTGGCGGTAAGTGGCAAACAAAAGGTACAGGTAGTTGTTTTAAACCCAGAGTATATAAGGATAATTATGCTGCTGCAGCAGGAGGTAGAAATACATTAAAGATTGGTGAAGAAATTGGTATGTGGGATAATATTATTGAATCTCACTACATGGATGAAAATACTCAAAAACTTAATAACTATAAATTTGGATCTACTTTTTATATAGGTACGGGTGGAGATTTTGAAGGAGCTGGTATATTAGCAGTTCAAAAAATGATGTATGATCCAGATGCATATGATTGTTTAGTATTTGAAGATACTTATGAGAATAGAGGTAAAATAGGATTGTTTTATCCAGCTACTTTTACAAAATTAAACTATAAAAATAAAAATGGATTAACCAATTGGGATTTAGCACTAGCATCTGAACAACAAGAAAGAGATAAAAAGAAAGCCTCTAAAAGTAATGATGCTTATGATAATTATGTAGTATTTAATCCTATTTACCCATCTGAAATTTTCCTATCTAAATCAGGTAATAAATTTCCTTTAAAGGATTTACAAGCTACTTTAGCTATGGTAGAAGCAGATCAAAAATTAAGAGATGCTGAGTATATTGGAGATTTGTTAATTAATAATGAGGGTAAAGTTGAGTGGAAAAATAATCCTAAAAATAGACCTATATATGATTTTCCATTAAGAAATGGTGTATCTAAATATGGGTCTCCTGTATTATATGAACAACCTATAATTGATGAAAATGGTGATATCCAATGGGGTAGATATATTGCAGGAATTGACCCTTATGATCATGATGAAGCAACTTCTTCTGAATCATTAGGTTCTGTTATTGTAATGGATAGACTCACCAATAGAATAGTTGCAGAATATTCATCTCGTCCAGACACAGCGAAAGAATTTTATGAAGAGTGTAGAAGATTATTAATCTACTATAATGCTATTGCCTTATATGAAAATGAAAAAATAGGTATATTTGATTATTTTGAATCTCAAGGATCTTTGCATTTATTAGCTAAGCAACCAAAACACATTAAAGATATCATACCAAATTCAAAGGTAGAAAGAGGATATGGTATTCACATGACTATAGAAATAAAAAGATATGGTGAAGGTCTTTATAACACATGGTTAAGAGAAAGTAACAATAGTGAGTTACGTAATGTTCATAAAATAAGGTGTATACCTTTATTGAAAGAAACTATTCTTTATAATCAAGATGGTAACTTCGATAGATGTTCTGCAATGTTTTGTTTAATGTGGTTAAAAGAAGATATGCGTCAAATAGAAGTTAAAGAAGTTGAAAAAGTTAAGTCTATTCTTGAGTCAGATTTCTTTAAAAATGGACTTGTAAGGGATAGAAATGGTGTTTATGCTATAGGCAAACAAGGATTTTTTTAATAATCTATTGTTTTATGAAATATAATTTGATTACTTTTGTAACTTTACCCACATTATAATGCAGATAATCAGACTAGATAAGGCGATAATGCCTCGCCAAAAAGTCACTCGTAATATTAAACTTACTAACGAGTGGAAATATCATTGTGTTGATGGGGTTATAGCTTCTACAAAATCAAGAGATTCTAATAGGCGCAGATCTGTAACTGAGAGAAAGAGAAATTACGATTTATTTAATAATAAGATAGATAGTACTCACTTTGAATATGTTACAAATCCCTTTAACTTAAATAAGGAGGGCAGCAACAAGTTTCAATTACCTGCTACATTACAACCTTATGATATTCTTTTTCCTATCTTTAATGTACTTTTAGGAGAAGAATCTAAAAGATTTTTCAATCCTATTGTAGTTGTAACAAATGAGTCAGCTATTAATGAGAAGGAAGAAATGCGTAAACAAGCTGTTATGC